TGAAGCGTTTACCCCGGAAGTCACATACGTTGTGTCCCTACGCGGGTTACGCAAAGCCTGCGGGTCATCTACAGGAAACGTGCCAAGCATTAACTGCGGCTGATCTGGATCCCAGCACTCAGGGCACACCAACAACTCGTACTTGCGCTGCTTGATAATTTCAGTCTTGAGCTTCTTCAGCTTGAACTGTTGGCCGCACCGATCACACTCAGCAATCGCTTTCTTGCCGGATGCATATCGGTTACCCATCAGTAGCCTCCGCCGCCAATAAACATTGGCCTTGGGACAAATCTTACTGAAGCCTTCTCCCGGTCTTCCCCGGCAGCAATCTCAAAAGTTTCGTCGTAAATCTGCTTGAGCATCTGAATTCGAGGCATCAACTCAGGCACTTTAATGGCGATGTGATAGGCCAATCCAGCCACTAAACAAGGCAAAAACCTAAAGTTCATATCTGCCGTTTCAGCTCCATTGCCAGCGTCTTGAACCCGGCGCAGCCTCCAGTACACAAACTGATATGGCGTCGAGTTGTCGGGCGTAGGCCATACCGTTACGGCGGGTAGCTGTGGGACAAAAACGGCTGTAGATGTTGCGTGTGTTGCTGCGGTTGTATTGTTCTGACCACGAAACACACCGCCTAGCACGTTGCCCGTGACATACGTGTAGTAGATGTCTTCTGCATCCAAGCGGATAAAACCTGCCCCGGCTAACCCAACCACCGAGTTAAGCGTGATCGTGGTGTCTGTGGCGGTGATTGAGGCAGCAAGCGTAGAGCTTGTAGGATTGACCTCGCCAGATAACCGCTGAATCCATACCTGAATCGGTCTTGCCTGTTGTAGCTTGTTTGGGATTGTGGCATAGGTAGAAACGCTAATGCGTGTAATGGTTAAGTCAGCTTGCGTTGAGGCCGTATTTGAGCCTGTACGAATTACATGCTCCATCAAATCCACAGTTCCTGCTGGCAAAGCATAAGTTGCCAAACCCGGAGTCAACGTAATAGTGCCCTGCTCAAATGTCCACATGTTTAAGCCACGATTTGACCAGTCAGCAAACAACAAGTTTAACGATCGGCGTGCAGTGCGCAAGTCATAGCCTGAACGCATCTCTCCCCCGCACCTCTCGAATGCCTCTTCGACAACTTCGGTTAGGTCAAGATTGAAACTTGATGCGCCAGACGTATAAGACATGTTTACTCCACCTGATCTTCTTCGTGGGTGTATTGTTCATGAGGCACGCCATCTAGAAATGCTGCTTCAGCAGCTTTATCTTCCGCAGTTTCAAGCTCCTCAACGACAGGCTGGGGGAGCTGGCCTTCTACTTTAGCAATCAATGTTTGCAAGACGGGGTCAATAGTGCCGAACATAGCAGCATATCGGGCTGCGCTGCTTTGCAAAGCATCCAAAACCAATTGGTCTTCTTCAAGGGTCAAAGTAAATTGCGACATGTTATTTCCTTATTTCATTTTCTTCAAGGTTTCGGCCAGACGGGCACGCTTGCCCTCTACGCCGGGTTTCTTGGCAGCTGCTGCTAATTTTTTAGCAGGGATAGGCTCGCCTTTTTTAGCGCCCAATTCTTTTCGCAACGCGCCGGGCTTTTTGATCGCGCTTTGAATCCATTTTTCAGCCATCACTTGCTCCTTGCAGCTCTCATGTTATCCACAAGATTGGGATAGGGACGCCCCGCCCGCTTGGCACTTGCTTTCGCTTTGGCCTTGTTGGCAGGACTGAGTTTTTGGGGCGCACCTAAATCTTTTGGCCTTGCCTTGTCCCAGACTTCGCCGCCCTTCTTGAACATTTCAACCTTGTTCGGGTCATCCTTGCGGGTGATCGTCTTAGCCTTTGGCATTTTTGCAGGGGCTATGGCCCCCATACCACGACTGGACATCATACGAATTTACCTCGAGTTTTGCCCTTGGCGCAGCAACCGTCAGCACGGCTAGAAGCGGTGCCGCCCTTGGCCATCTTTTTGGGAGGCGCGGGCTTAGGCGCAGGTGGGGTATTCACCATTGCCTTGTTATACGCTTCCTCAATCTTAGGCGCGTCTTTCGCGTCTTTAGCAGCTTGTTTAGCCTCTTCGATTTCAGCTTTGGTTGCCATGATTATTTCCCTTTGTACATGCCGCCACCACACATGGCAACCATAGTACCTTTGGTCTTGCCACGCTGAGCAATACCATTTGCCGAAGCGCGGAAGGTGCCGCCCTTAGCCAGCTTCAAGGTTGTGCCCTTGCCGCCTTTGTGCTCTTGAGCATCGTGCTGTTTAAACGCTTTCATGATCATGGCTTTGTCCTGTTTTTTGTCCATTGCATCCATTTCGCCACCTTTTGAAAATTTGCGGCCCTTGTCCGCGCTGGAGAAGTCTTTGCCCACGGATTGTGGAACGCCTACCTTCTTGGCAAACGATGGCGAGTGCGCAATCGCTTCCATAAACCTATGCTGTTTTGCGGATTTTGATGGCATTACAAATATCTGCCTTTAGTTTTTCCGCGTTGGGCAATTCCATCTGCTCGTTTAGAAGCCTTAGAAACTTTTTCTTCTTTAGCTACTTTACCGCCTTTGGAAAACTTCATTGACCATTGTGCGCCATACCCGCTTCCAACTTTGGCAGGGGTAATAGTTCCACCGGCAAACGGTACTCCTTGCGTTGCAGCTTTAATCGCTTGATCTACGAATGAAGGGCCGCTACTAGCGCTTCCACCAGAACCACTACTATCGGAACTGCCGCTATCGGAGCTACCCCCAGAACTACCGGCATCAGAATCGCCTGTTTCCGCTGTTTCTTCATCTTCCGTAGAATTTTTAACTTTAGCAACCATAATTATGTCCCCTTATGTTGGTCGATGGCATCACTGCCCCTTAGCTTCTTGACCCAGTTTTGAACTGTGGTGGTTTCCCAAATGCGGATACTAGTCCACACAATCGTGAATACTGCTGCGACTGATGGAAGCATATCGGCCAACGTTCCTATTACGGTGATGATCGACAAGCCGTCAACCACATGTTTAATTGTTTCGGTGTTTTCGGTCATGTCAACATTTCCATCTTGCTAGTGAAGCTGCCTTGCGGGTGGGTTTGCCTTTTTCGTCTTTCATAGGACCGGGCATACCCGACATCCTAGCGCAAAACGAATCTTTGCGGGGGCCACCTTGAGGCTGCGGAGCTTTTAGGTTACTGCCTGTCTTTGCATTGTAAGCTTTTCGACCTTTGGCGGTAAGCCCCGCACCTTTAGAAACAGGCAACTTTTCCCCACGGCCAACAGCCAAAGAGGGTCCCTTTTTCTTTGCTGTTGCCATATTAAGCCTGCGCTTCTTTCCAGCTTAAACGAGCAAAGATGGTTGGCGTTGCGGCTGCAACCACGTTAGTAGCGCAAACATACAAAATGTCCGGGCCATCTGGGTACACGTTGGCTTGCGCTGTAGGCACGTTAAGAGAAGTGCCGCCACCCAAGATTGAGTTACCCAAGTCACGGACGTTAGACAAATCCAAAGTTGTTTGCCCGTTGGTGTTGGTATACGCAGCAGCAACAGATTCACCACCAACCAAAGTGCCAGCAAAACCGCTAGGCCCGTTTACAGATACCTGCGCCAGAGATGAAGTAACTGCGCCAACACCCAAAGCTAATGGAGGACTCCAGTTACCCCATGTTCCTCCAGAAACGTAACCGTTCAGCACCAAGTTAATTAGCACAGGGCCGGAAGTTACAACGCCCAATTCAACCAATTGCAGCTGCATACGGTTGATAATTTCTTTCGCACCAAGCAAGCCAATCTGTCCGTTATCCACAGAAGGCGCAATACGGATTGCAAGCAGAGGGGTCACTTGGGTCGTAGACGTATTTAAAGGAAACGAAGCGTTTGTACCGTAGTTAAAGATCAGCGATTTATCGTCGTTGAATTGACCATCCATGATGACCGAAGAACCCCAGTGAGACAAAGATGGTACGGTATCAGGAGAAGCAAACTCAACCGCTACAGGAGCCGTTGCCGAGTACGTAAATGCAGTTGCAGCAGCGCCACCAGTTTGACCACGGGTTAACCCGTACAAGAAACTTCCGTCATTTCCTGCGTAAGCAATATATTCAATTGCTCCAGTTCCACCTGCGGCCTGCACTTTAACTGAACCACTTAAGGCAAAGGCAGTGCTGTTTTCAATGTCAATTGAAGACGGAGTAACGTTTGTGCCGCTTGCATAAGATCGTGCCACAGTGTTGCCATACCCCCGTACACAACCAACCAAGTTACTACCGGATATACCTGTGTAGTAAATATATTCAGAACCAATAGCTGCAACGCCCGCGCTATTAAAATTGGTTGTTGCAGTTAACGGAATTGTTACTGCATCAACAGCAATTGCTGCGCTTAGTGTGGTTGCTCCGCCAGCGCTTAAACTAGCAGTCAACTGGGTAATTGGCGACTGACCATTAGACTCATAGTGCGCACACATGTTTCCAGAACGCATATAGGCTTCAAACTGCACGTTGTTGTTCTGGATTTGTGTGACGTAAGTAATTTGGCCTTTTGTCGAACGGAACCCGTACCGAACTACGCCTGCGCCATACCACGAATAGTCGATGTACCACATTTGCATACGAGTCAAGTCAAGGGTATACCCTGATGGACCTGTGCCGTCGCATGGATCACTCCACCGGCTTTGTGGAATACGCACCTCTAATGTTCGTGACACCAAAGCACCAGTAGTTGAAGTTCCACGATATTCAGGAGAAACCTGCAAAACAGTGTCGCTAGAAATGGTAATTACTTTATACGACTGACCCCGAATAACAATGTAATCCCCAATCAATAATTGGCTTGAGAATACCGTGCCTGTGCCAGTAATAATGTTTGAGCCGTTATTCGGCGCAACTGTTCCGTTAATTTGGTTAATTGAATTACGTAGTACAGCGTACAAAATCTGTCCATCAAATTCAAAATAAAAGCCGTTTTGCTGGTCAAACATTCCAACACGGTTAGTTGAGCCATACCAACTCAACGGGCTTATACGAATAAGACCTGTGGCGGTTGTAGAGGCTCCCACACTGGCAGTAGTTGTGTAGGTGAAAGATGTTGGCGAAACAAGAGATGCAACAAGGAATGATCCGTTATACACGCCTTGATTTGCACCAGTCACTTGTATTCTTGAGCCAACCGTCATGTTGTGCGCATAACGAGTAACAACCGTTGCGGTTGTTGAGCTACCAGTCAAAGAAGTTACAAACAACGCTGGCTTCAAAGACGAGCCGGTAGAAAACTGAATGCCTTTACCAGATTGGTAACGAAAATACCGTCTTGTTTGGCGAATCAATTGTTGGTTTGGTGAGCCTCCACCAGCAGTAAATGCTACGCCGCCATCAAAAGTTCGCGGCTCTACAAAACCAGCGGGGCGGGAATAAAGCGTAGTAGTGTTTGCAGTGTTGGTAATTTCCAATGCCGCATTTGTTCCGTTAGTATTTACAAAAGTAAATGTGTTTGCCGAAGGGGTTGTTGCAACAACAAACGCGCCATTAATGGTTGTACCTGTAGTGGACGTGCCTTTAATATAAATTAAGCTGTCTTTTTGCAAACCGTGAGCATTAGCAGTTGTGCAAGTTACTGTAGAGGTTCCATTCGTGACAAATGCAGTTGTAGAAGACAACTGAATACCGCAGTTAGAGTAAAAGTACCCAACATATACATATGTAAGGGTGGCATTATATTTTTCCCCTGCTGCGGGCGCAGTTGTGGGGATAACAGTCATCGTGTTTGTGCCACCAGCTATTGTCCACCACCAACCGTTAGCATATCCATCACTTGCGTTCTGAATAAAAATTGGTGTATTGGCGGCGACAGTAAACGTGCCTGTAAGTGTCAGAGTTGTAGTACCAGTAATACTAGTAACACTAATGGGTGCCTGCTGAATGCTATAAACGCTTTGGCGGTTATTTTGCAGAGAAATAGATTCCCACTTTGTAGGCTGAGTGCCGTATTCAAAGTCGGTATCAATCAATGCTTGGGGCTGAGATACACGAAACTTGCCCACAGGGTCTTGTGTGCCCGGTGAAGGCGTCACAAAAGGCGCAGCAGCGCCTGAAATATTTGTTCCCTGAATAGGCAACGACTTGTTTGTTGTCGAATCAACGACGGTCCATCCACCAGACATATAGTACTCCTTAAATCCAAAGAAGGGGGCCGAAGCCCCCATTGCTCAATTAATCGAAGTTACCGTATGGGTAAGCAGTGGTGCTACCAATGTTGCCATCAGGCTGGATATAACGAAGCGAGAAATAAATTTGACCAGCAGTAATAGCCCCCATTGTGGTACCCGCCAAAGACAAGGTAAACACAATTTGCGACAGCGATTGAGTCCCGTTAATACCAACCAAATCTGTGGAAGTACCGTTAGCGTTGGTAACGTTGGCTGCACTAAAAGTAGTGGTAGCGCGGCCAGTACCAGACAGGGTAGAACTTGCGTATGTTGGCGTACCAGCTTCAACAGTGTAGTTGTTGGACACATACACTTTGATGGTAGACAGGGTACCGGAAGCAACAGTAGGCAAAACTGCTACGTCAATAATTGCTTGGTCAATATCGCAATTTGTAGGCACGTAGCAGACCCAACCACGGTAGTACTGACTAGTGGTGTCTGCTGGAATTGTTTGTGCAACCAAAGTCGGGTTAGTCGATGATGGGACATAAACTGTTGTGTTTTGGTTGGGGATGTTGTTGGAAGTAACAAACGTACCAGAACCACCAGCAAATCCGGCAGTGGCCGAAGTGGTGTTCAACAAATTAAGATAGGCAGATTGGGTCAACGTGGAATACCCAACGTTGCGGAAGGGGCCAAAACGGTTATCGCCAGCCAGAATTGGGCCTTCAAAGGTAGAACGTGCCATGACAAAAGTCCTTATGCAAAAGATAACGTGCCGATTGTTGCATCATGACCGCTGGGCCGGTTGATGACACGTTTAGATACCCAGATGTTTGCAATATACAGCAAAAGAAAAAGGGGCACAAGGCCCCTTCCAATATTTCCGAAAAAATATTTATCAGAACGAGCCGGGTGAACCGAACACGCCCAGAGGATCGGACACGCCGAAGCTGTAACGCTCACGAGCTTTGTAACGGACGTTGCCGGTATCAAAGTCACCGTCCATGCTGTTAGACAGCGGAGTACGGATGAAGTGCTTCAGGCCGTTAGGAACGTCAGTGGTCAAGAACCATGCGTTAGTATCGGTCAAGAAGTGGTTAACGGTGTAGCCTTCAGGGATAGAGCCGTTATTCTTGATAGCGTTGATGTCGTTGTTGTTGGTGCCGACACGCAGTTCGGTTTCCAACAGGCGGGTAGCCACGAACATCAAAGCTGGTGGAATAATTAGCTTCTTAGGCTTGGCAGCGATCAACAGACCACGTTCATCAGTCCAAGCAGCGATTTGAATAACAGCGTTTTCCAACGAAGTTTCGTTCAAATCAGCGCCAGTCGATGGGCGGTTGCTGTTAGTGCCACCGTTCACCAGTGGGTGAGCAGTAGAGAACAAAGCAACACCGTCGCCATAAGTGAACTGGCCGGAGAAGCCGTTGTTCAAAATGGCAGCAGCTTTAACTTGCTTGGTGTACGCCATACCGCGAGCCAAAGCCTTGGTGTAACGTGCAGACAAGCTGTCGTACAAGTTATCTTCCACAGCTTCCTCTGTGATGGCAAAGCCCATCGCAATGGTTTCGTGGTTGTAACGTGCAGTCCATGCTTCTTGCGCGTTGTCATAAGCGATGGCTTGGCCTTCGTTCTTGACAGGAGCGGCGGAGAAGCCCGACAGCTTGGTTTCCTCTTCAAAGCTACGCTCAGATGTCTCTGTTTCGTAGATTTCTTTGTGCTCTTCGCCGTAGCGGGCATACTCCAGACCAAACAAGGCGTTCAGGCCGGGGAGGAGTTCTTTCAATAGTTGTGCGCGTGAAATAGCCATTTAAGTTACTCCTTAGGCTGTAGAAGTGCCAGTGGCGTTGTAATACTCATGGAAACCAAAGTTGATTTTCACCAAAACTTCAGGATACTGAGTAAACACCATAGTGGAACTTGTTGGGATAACAGTGGCCGTAGCAGCAGCGCCGCCAGCGTTTACCACACCGTATTGTGCGTTGACAACAACAGAGGTTGCGCCAGCAGAAGCTGCTGTAGAAACCCAGTTTGCAGTACCAACATACTGACCGTTAGCTGCCAAGAAACCAACGGCAGTGCCAACAGGCAGCGCATTAGGAAGGGCAGAAGTAGTCAGAGTAGTTGTGCCGCTAGACCATGTGGCAGTGCCCAATGGAACAGCAGTGTCGTAAACAACATCAATAACACGCACTGGCAATGTGCTAGTAGAAGCAGCAGAGCTAGACAACACGCCGTTAGACGAGTTACCAGTCGCTGTAGAACCAGCCAAGTTGGAGATGGTCATGTTAAGACCAATCATTGATGGTGCAGCGGAACCGATGGTGGTGCCACCTTGGGATGTCACGACAGCGCATTTGAAAATGGTGTCAGGATCATCAACCACGATTGCAACAGCATCTCCAGCCAAAGTCGAAGCAGGCCAGTATTGGCTGAACGTCTTTTGCTTGGTAATTGGGTTCGTGAACGAGCAACCCAAGAAGATGCCGGTTTGGCCGTAGTTAGCAGCACCGGTGGAAGCAGAGCCGCCATCAGTAACTGCCAAACGGGTCACAAAACCACGTGTAATAGAGACAAAATCCCCGTAAAAAATGCTGGTGGCGTAGCCATATTGAATAGGCAAATTGCGAGTAGAACCCGCAAATACCTGACCACCAATCAAGTTAACGGGCGTTAGGCCGTAGGGGGCCGATACCGTTGGATAAGCCATTTAAGACTCCTTGAAAATGTTTAAATACCTTTACCGAAAGTGACTTTGGAGCTGCGTTCTTTGAACATGGGCATCCGTGGGTCATTCTCGCGCATGAAAGTGTTATCCACTGATTGCATTTGCGCATCCGCCTGCTGGCGATAATACGCATCACGCTGTTCAGCAAACTCCAAAGGTGTTTTGCAAAGCAACAAACCTCCAACTTCAACACTATCTGGGAACCGACCGTCGGGCTCACCAAAAATGCGGATTTCAGGATGGTCAGAAGCTTTAACAGGTTCCCAGCCCTCTCGTAATTTAGAAGAAAGATTGGTTTGATCAGCTTTGTTCAGCGTACTGATTCGAATCCAGCGAAATGCAAATCCCGGCTCTGGCGTAGGGTCGGGCAGCAGTTGTGGTGGCAACCATTGTTTTGGGCGCTCCAGCTTTTCACGGGTCTCAAGATCACGGCTTGTACGAACTTTTTCCATTTTCATTTCCTCATTTCTTTAGCAACCTCACGGGCGTACTGCTCAAGAGTCAGTCCAAACCGTTTGGCGAGATTTACCTGTGTCTGCGTAAGCACGATTTTTTTGGGCGCTGTGCTACGGGTTGCAGGTGCAACATTGTTGGATTTAGTACGTTGAGGTTTCGCATCAACGGACTCGTCGGCTCCAAACTGGTCCGAGAATCTATCCCGTAGGTCCGCGTCAATACGTCTATAGTACTCGTCGCTACCTACTGGCACTCCTTCAGCAACCACATCATCATGAAGCCCCAGCGCGTACGCTGTCATCTTCTTGTTAGGGCCGAACCAACTGTTTCGCTCTTGCCATGCAAGGAGTTTGGGATCGGCCTGCTGAACAGGTTGTTGAATTTGTTGTTGTTGTACATCAGCTTTGGCCTCTTGTAAAGGGGCTGGCCGATAATTATTTACTTTATCTGCTTTAATTTGCGCAGCAAACATCTCTTGTTGCGCAGAAACAGTAGCATCAGCATCAAAAGATTCAAGCGCAGCTTTGTATTTTGCCTTGGCGGCATCAACTTCATTGGCCACAACCTTTTTGGCTTGTTCAAGCAAAGCATTTTGGCCTTGAGACAGCGAGCCTTTGAGTTTTTTGTTCTCATCAACCAGCATTTGCGCAATACGCAAAGCCTCGTCTTTTTCCCGCTGTGCTGTTTCTTTAGCGCGGCGTTCCTCGTGGTAACCCTTGGTAAAGTGCTTAAACCGCTGTTTTACGCTGTCAGAGTACGAAGCAAGCTCCTCTTCTGACGGCTCAGTAGGGGGTTCGCGCATGGGGGTGCGACCACGATCTTCCGCAGGTGTGTCATCAACAATCTCGTACTCGGTGTCGTCCGCAGCAGACGCTTTAGTTTCTGCTTGAGTCTGTTCGTCAGGGAATTCAAATTCTGTTTTTTCAATTTCAGCCATGATTATTCCTTATGGGCGTTCAATGCCACGGGGGTCTTGTACAACTGCTTGAACAGAATCATCATTGATGAGTCGCCACTCAGTGCCATGGATTTTCATTCGGGTTCCAGTATTAGGACGAACCAAAATAAAATCGCCCACTTTACATGAAGGTCCAGATGGGAATCGTTCTTTGTCCGCAAATGCGTCCGGCCCAATCTTGGCTACAAATAACACGGGGGAAAGAAGCTCCTCGTATTGCATCATTTGCGCTGTTTTGTAAATTAACTGTGATTCACCAATTGCCTCTTCTGCTTTTGGCAGCATACAAAGAATATGGTAAGTCACGGGATCGGGAACTTGCTTGGCTTTTTCTTCAACGGGTTTGTTGAGAATGCCAGACAAATCCACGGCTTTGATGTCAAATTCAGTCATCGTCATTTTCTTTCAGTTTACGCACGAGGTCACCAAGTTCGTACTGAGCGAGTTGGAGACCCCGGATAGTCCCGCTCAGTTCTTTGTAGTGATCGAAGGATTTCGCACCTCCATCACACAAAACCGCTTTGAAGCTCTCGGCTTGAGCTTCAAGTTTTTTATTCAACAGTTCAAAAATTTTCGGGTCCATCATTCACCTTTCGGTTGATTGGCGCGGGACATGGCTATGGCGGCTTGCATGCGGGCCTGCTGCTGTGCTTGCGCTAATTTCTGCTGGTGCGCTTGATCTTGTTGATTCAAACCAACTGCATGTTGCTGAGCCGCTTGCTGTTGCTGCTGCGCCTGCATTGCCATTTCTTGCTGGTGGCGCTGGGCTATTTGTTGCATCTCTTGCTGGTGGCGCTGAGCAATCATGGCTGGGTCTTCCCCTTGCTTGGACGCCAGCTCTTGCTGTTTAAGTTGCAGCTCGGCTTGCTTTATCTGCAAATCCCCATCAACCTTCTTGGCTTTTGTTTGTGCTTCAGCTTGTTTAATCTGCAGCTCTTGCTGCTGCATTTGGATGATTGGGTCTTGGGCCTGCTGCTGCGCTTGCTGCTGTGCGGCTTGGCCTTTATTCATCGTAAGCAACTGCTGCGCAGCTTGAGCAACCAGTTTGGACAACTGCACTTCAACTTGTTCTGGCAACTCCACATCTGGCGCTGGAAGCGTAGCGCCCAGACGCTCTTGGATTTTTGTCCGGTACTGAAACGCAACGTGCTCTGCAACGTGCGCCATGATGGCTGCTTGCATGGCCTGTGCCTGTGGGTTTTGGCCTATCTGTCCCATAACCGTTGGGTCTTGCATCATGCTGGTATGTACAGCAATATGCGCATCGTGGTCTTGGTAAATAAACGCCTTGGTAGGTTTGCCCGTCAAAAACGACATGTTCTCGCTCACAGGGTCGCGTGGCTTTTGGTCGTCATCAATTGGCACCAGCTTGTCCGCATTCTTAACACCCAACACTTCAATCATCTGACGATGCAACTGAGGAAGGTCATAAATTTGCGGGGCTTGCTGGCTTAACTGAATCACTGCTTGATACTGCATGATCCGCTGCGCCATTGTTGAGCTGTTGGGATCAGACACAGGGATCACGTCCACCATGTCGTAGTCCGCTTGTTTGGCTTGACGATCCCCGGCTACTGGCTGGTATGCGTAGTCCTTGGGGGAGTGGTCGCGGATGATAGCTTTGAGCAGTTTAAATTCCTGCTTCATGCTGTAGTGCACCCGGGCCTGCACTGCGCTCATAGTTTTAAGCTGGCGCTCAAGCAGCGCAAGCGTGGTTCCAACAGGAGCATTGGCCCCCATGTCACTCACGTTCATGTCCGCGATCGAACCCAGACGACGGGCTTCGCCGGTAATGTTGTCCAGCAGCCCAGCTAAAACTTGGCTTGGCTCTTTGTACGGTAGCGGCATGATGTTGTCACGCACCGCCCCGCTTGGGATGTCCACATCGCGCCACTCACCCGGAGCAATTGGCGTGTCGTCACCTTTGATACGCAAACCACGGGCTTTCAGCCCCCCGGGCAAATTAGACAGTGTGCCTGCATCTACCAATTGACGGATGATGGATGTGCCTGCCCGAGCGTAGCCGCCGATCAGATGGATGAACCCGATGCCATATGCGCCAAAGCCTGTAATGTAATCGTACTGGACGAAGTGATCGCGCTTTTGGCACTTCTTGTCTTTCTCTTCCCAGTTGCGGTAAATTGACAAGACCTTGCTTGTGCCACGGTCAATAGTAACAATATATGGCCGCGCCAACCCGTTCTCGTCCTCAAACCCCGGCAAGTCGTACTCAACGCAGGTCTCAAATAATTGGAACCGGTTATCTTCTGTAAGGGTATACCCTTGGTCTTCCGCTTTTTGTTTCTCAATATCGGAGAAAAATGATTGTGGTTCACCCAAGTCAACATCGCGGTAGAACCCTGCAACTTGCAGGCGCTTAATGTCGTTCTCGGTCTTGCGCATAGTATGCGTAGCACGCTCGGCGTTCTCAACACCAGAGCACCCCCAAGGCAAGATAACGTCTTCGGCTGGTATGAACATTGCTACCTGACGTTCTTTGGAAGTGTCATAGTAAACTTTCTTAAACGCGCACCCGGCCAGACCCAAGTTGAACAACATGCGTTCATGTTCCTTGCGGTACTCAGGCATCTGCTCTGTTAAGCGCCAGTTCATGTCATCCCGAACGCGTTCTGCCGCCTCTTCCTTGAGCTTGTCAATTGCCCCTACGATTTCAGTTTTAACCGGGCCTGCTGCGGGAAATGTCTCAATGATGGTCTCGCTTTGGAACCGTATGGCTGCTTCTGTCAACAGCGTGGAGAACACTCCACACGCGCCGTTCCAAGGTTCAGTGCGCTCTTCGTACTTCATGCCAAGAACTTCCAAGCCCTTGACATAAATCTCCACCCACTCTTTGCGGCTATTTATGTCTGCTTCTATCAGTGAGGTTAACTCGCCTGCTATTTTCTGCAGCTCATCCTCATCCATGAACTCGGCAAGGTTAGAGTCAAACTCTTCGCCTTCTTCTTTGTCAGGCATCATGTCAATCTCCAAACCGTCCACGCCAATGCGCAAGCCTTCTGGGTTGTCGATCTCAATTTCAATTGCAGGTTCATCGCTGTCTGGCATATCGCCCAAAGCGGAAAGACCTAACGGTGCGCCACCAATTGCGGGGACCATGCTATTTGTTGCCATATTTCATCCTTTAATAGTACGCCGCTTTACGGGAGCGAAAGTACTGAGTGTCTTCGTAATCGCTGCTCAAGCGAATGAATCCGCCGCTGCGGTATCGGGCCATAGCCATTGATGTGCAGTCAACCATATCGTCATGTTCGCCGTTAGGAAACTCTGCAACTTGGTCAATAACTTCTTGTGCCCAACGCCGCCCCGCAGGATACCAGACCATACCTGATCTGAAAATATCTGCAACTGCAGATATTCGTGCATATTTGTCGCCAGTGCCCCTGTGCGGGGTAAATTCGGACACCGGGATGCCTATTTTGCGCAATTCTTGGAACAACGGCGTGCCGTTGGACTTTTTCTCCACCACAAACGCGTCTGGCTCCCACTCTTCGTATTCTTTTAGCGCCAAGTCTTTGAGTTCAGGAAACTCAACGCGGACATTTATGGCGTTGAGCAAGATAATGTGGGCCATTCCCTTGGTCAAACGGTCGTGGCGAAATACGCCCCACGTTAGGAGTGCGGTAAAGTCAGCTCGGTTGTTCATTTCAGCGGCAGCGTCAAGCACCATGATGATGAAGTCGCACTCTGGGGGCTCGTCTTCTTCCCATTCCTTCCACCACTCGCGTTTAATGATCGCGCCTTCTTCAGAAGTGGGCTCTTGCATGTATTGCGCGGCCCAAAATTGAGGAAACATGCTGGCGCGTTTGGCTTCTAGCTTCTCAAGCGGCCACTGCTCGGGCCAAAGTGACTTGCCGCTTGGCAAAATAGCTGGAAAACGTATCTCATTCCACTGTGGGCTGTCTGGGTTAGTGTCTGCCCACTGCAACGCACGACCAATCGGGTCTTTTTTACCCCATCGAGTGCCGATCATCACGATCCTGCCACCGGGCATAAGCCGTTGCAGTGGGCCGACTTGCATGTACTGCCATGCGTTCTCAAAAATTGTATCGGGATTTGCAACAAGTGCTTGCTCAGACACCAAGTCATCTGCAATCAGCAAGTGTGCGCCGTGTCCGGCTACGTTTGCTCCGATACCAATCGCAAAATACTTGCCCCCGACAGTGGTTGTCCAGTCATCTGCGGCGCTTTTGTCCTTGGATACTTCTGTTTTGGGGAATATTTTTTGATATTTGGGGTTATCAATTAAGTTACGCACCTTGCGCCCAAACGTAGCGGACAGTGACGCGGTGTGCGTGGCCATAATAATGTGATGCGTCGGGTGATGGCCCAGATACCAAGCTACAAATAAGTAAGCGATCGTCTCTGATTTGCCAAACCGAGGCGGCATTGACACAGTAAGCCGCCCATCTTCTTCGGCTACGATGCCGTGCAAGATCGGCTTGAGATGGCGATGGTGCGGGCCTTCTTTCCAATCCGGGTAAACATACTTACAAAATTCCAAAAAGTCCGTGCGACAGGCCTTGACCGTAATCTTGTCGTCAAGCTCATCGAGCTCATCAAGGAGTGCTTCTTTTTCGTGCAACGGCATATTGGGCAGCGTCGATAGAAGCTGCATGATCCGTTCTTGAGACAGTTCAGGAGAGGCCGTCTTGCTCATGCGTGTCCTTGACTTCAACGGTCTCAATCTCCTGCACAGGCGGCAAGTACTTTGCCAAGCGCTGACGGATGCGTTCTTCCAGCTCTTCGGTGCTGGCATCCACTTTTTTGACCTCAATCTTTTCAGTGAACAGCCCAACCTCCGTTACCTTGCCCAAAAGAGATAGCGCCTTTAAGCGAATGTTGGCGTTGGGGTTTTCGCAATCGTCCAGTATTTTGGCCACTGCATAACCGCGCAAGTTCTTGGCTTGCTCCACAAACTCCCAGTCATACGCAGTCAGCATCCCCACCAAGTGCTGCACCGCTTGAGGCACCTTGATATTGGACAAAGCGTTTTGTACTGTCGTTGTGTTGGTTCCTGCTGTAAGGGATGCGAAAGCCGTGCGTGCGGATTTGGCGTTGGCGGTATTCTCGGCTTGCTCATCGTCTAGCCCAAGGGATGTGAGCCAATCAGCAGTCTTAACCTGTGCGTCAATAATCTCCGTCGCCCCGGCATTTGATAATTGCGTGAAGCCTTGCGGCTCGTCATCAAAAACGATTGGGTCAAGTTCGGCTGAAATTAAGTGTTCCAACATTTTTCGCAGGTG